TGTCGGTCAGAACGATTGTCCAGGTCACCTGATTCTCTTGATCAGCGAATGGGTGCTCAACGCGCACAAGGCCGTCGTAGTGATAGCCCAGTTGCGCGGCTCGTGTCTCTAGTTCCGTCAAGTCTGTGTTGCTCATGATTCCTCCTCTGGGGATGCCGACCACTTGCCGTTATCCACCATGTACTGCCTGAGGATCGCGTAGGACTTCTCGGCTGTCAAGTCTGTTGTGTCGATCTGCAAGTCGTACTCGGTCTGGAGGTAGCCGTGCTCGGTCACATCGGCTGCCCCTTGAAGCACCCCACGGCGCTCGGTGCGAGCCGCTGCGGAGGCGAACACACGCACAATGGTGATCCCTGGGATGTGCTGCCGGAGGAAGTGCGCCTCCAGTGGCAGACGCACATCGTCAATGGCGATTGGCCGACCTAGCGCTGCCAGACGGTTGAACGCGTCGTGCCACGCCTTGATCCAGAAGTAGGCATCAAGTTCTCGCATCTGCGCGCCGATGTCTTGCAGGATCTCGCGGCCTGAGGTCTTGACATCCAAGCCAAGGCGGCGCTGCTCGTAGTGCTTGCTCTTGTCGAAGTCCACGCCGTAGGCGAGCGATGCCACCTCACGGATGGTCTGCGCGATTGGGAGCACGATGTACCGGCTCTTGCGCCGCTCCTCCAGCATCTCTGCCAGCGTGCTCTTGCCTGACCCCTGCGGTCCGACGAATGCGATATGTGCGCTCACTTCATGACCCTCCTCACATACTCAATCCACATATGCAAGCGCTGTGGATAGCGCTCTAGGAATCCGACCGCTCGGTTGCATGGTCCGCAGAGCAGCGCCCTGACGCACTTGCCACACGAGATCGGTTGACCCTTTGTCCTCCTGGCACCCAGACCGTCGTACTGACAGCAGCGTGGGTCGTGATCGACCGTCACCGCTCGTGGCTCACCGAAGCGAAGCGGCTCCCTGCACGCACCGCAACGGTCAGCCTGTGCCAGCCGTAAGGCCAGGTACTGCTCCATCGTCATCCGATGGTTGTAGAGCGTGTACTTGAGCACTCGATGTGCTCGCTCTTCTGGAGTCTCGTTCTGTCTGATCTTCCTCAATGCCAGAGCACGAGCAGATGGTTTCTCTGACCTGACGCGCATTTAGCGCTTCCCTCCAAGGATCTCGTCTAGCGGCGTGAGCCGTCCAGAGCCAGAGCGTTTAGGGGATATAGGGGTTCTATTCTGTTCTCTCTCTCTTTCTCTTTCTCTGTCCGTCAACCCACCCTCTTTTCGTGCTCGGTAGCGTTCTCCACGAGAGGTCGAGGTGGGGTCGACTTGATATCGAGAATAGTTCGACACGGCAATGACACCGTCTCCAGATTCGGTCAGCAGACCACTTTTCAACAGGCCTTCCACACCCCTGAACAGGCGTGCGCCGATGACCGTCTTAAGGTGCTGTCGGTTTTTGAACACTCCGCCGGAGCGCAGCAACTTGACCTCACCGATGATCGTGATGAACGCGCGGAACTGCGTGTCAGTCAGCGCCGAGATCTCTGCGTCTCGGTGTGCGTTTGCTACCCACTTGAACCAAACCATCTAGTCCTCCGTCTGTGTTGGTGGCTGGGAGAGGTGGAGGTCGCCAGTCTCTCCCAGCCGTAGTTGATGCCGCTCAGATCAGAACGGCAGATCCTCAATGCTCGTCTCGGTGCGCTCAGGCTCACCTGTTGCTGCCTGCTGCGCGTTCACCCAGGCGATGCTTGGCTTGCGCTGGCAGAAGGTGCCGTTCGACTTGCCAGAGCAGGCGTAGAAGGCGCTGTACGGCTTGCCAGCCTTGCTGACACCGGCAGGCTTGTGCGACCAAGCGGTGCGGTGGTCTGGGCATTCGCCCTCCGCGAACAGCATTGCTGCTGCTACGGCCACATCGCTCGTGGGAAGTGACGGCTGAGATACCCTCACAGAAGCCACGGAGAGGGGTGTAGGAGCCACGGAGAGGCTTCCGCCTGTGCCAGACGCATAAAGAGACCGCCCTACCCCAATCTGGGCAGCGCAGCGGCGCAGAGCGTCACTGGCTGCTGACTTGAGTGGCTCGTCATCCTGCGCGCTGTTGGGATAGCCAAAGTCCTGTCGGACGGTGGTGACCCCATCGATCACGGCGACCAAGGTGCCGTGGACGACGAAGCGCTGAGCGTCTGCGACCTTGACCTCAAACTGCCAGCCGGCCAGACCCAAGACATCGTCAAGGCGCTGGGCGACGGCTCGTGCATCTGCGTAGGTGAAGGTCATTCCGCCGCGCCCTGGGCGCTGCTTTAGATCCGTGCCGGTAAACGGCGCTGCGAGCGCTGCTGCGATTTGCTTACTCATTGCTTCCCTCCTTAGGAACTGCGCGCAAGTATTTCTGGGGAACTCGCACATACCCCTCTCCGCTATCGCGGCCCACCTGCCAACCCTTGTCGGCTTTGATCCAGCCGATCACATCGACCTGCGTGTAGCCAGTCTCAGGGATGGGATACGCCAGCACGACATAGCGCCCTAGCGTGCGATCCTTCTCCCTGACCACCAACCCAGCGTCAGGAGTGCGAACGCGCTTGACCTCAATGTTCTCGCCCACATCTGGCTCGTCGCTATGCAGGTGATGCTCACCCGCCGGCCAGACCTTGGCGTGCCACTCGGCATTGAAGACTCGTGCCACTGCACACTCGGCAGTAGCGGCTGCGAATGATGCCACCGTATCGTCCTCCATCTTCTCGCGGTGGTAATAAGACTTGTCCTTGCTGTTGCGGTTCGCCATGTTGCGGCCGTCTCCGACGAGACGCGCTTCGACCACCTCAGCGTCAGTGAGTTGGTACAGCACGCCACGCGGTGTGTAGGTCACGCCTCATCCTCCTTGCCGTGAACGCGGAACACGCGCGCACCTGGCTTCTCTGAGGTGAAGCGCTTGATGGCTTCGCCGTAGGTATCTGGCGCGACGGTTCGGAGGACATCCGCGATGCTCTCCCAGTCCACCTTCACGCTGCTCTTGTTGGTCTTCCAGGTGGCAAGCCAGCCGCGACCCTTCACGCCTTCGCCGTCACCGATGGCCTCCTTGATGGCGATTGCCATCTCCTTGAGTGCAGCCTCGGCAGCCTCTGCCTCCACCTTCGCCTCAATGTAGAGACGCGCAATGTGATCGAGTTGCGGATCTGCCTTCGCGTAGGTGTTGCTCACCTGCGGCTTCACCTCTGCCAGTGTGTCGCTGTCGTTGCCGGTCAGCGGCGGTGGAGTCTTGGTCTTGACCAAGTCCAGGAACGCCACGGCCTTATCGAACAAGAGTGTCTGGTAGATCGGATCAGCCTCAACGCGCTCAATGCGGAAGACCAGCCCAGAGAGCAGCACGGCGACATCGCAGTACGACGCGCCAGTGATGAACATCTGCCACTGCACCTGATCCACATACTCAGGTGGCACTGGGTACAACTGCCAGCGGTTGCTCGTTGAGGTCTTGATCTCTACGAGACCGTCGGTGTCGCCAATGATGGTGCGATCAAGCGATGCCATCGCCCAAGGGTGCTCCTTGAGTCGCACGATGCCGTTGCTCTTTCGCAACTTGCGGCCAGTCTCGGCGGTGTAGTAGTCAGCGACTGCCTGCTCTAGCAACTGCCCACGCTGGGCTGCTGCTCCGACTTCCTGCTCACCGACATGGCCAGTCAACTCTGCCCAGAGTCGGTACGCAGTCTTGAATGGCGAAGTGCCGTTGATTGCGGTGATACCGGTGGCGGTGATGCCGCCCTTCCGCATCTCGAACCACTCTGGGCTGCGCTGTGGCGCTGATACAAACTCGTAACGCTTGCTCACTTGACCTCCTGCATTTGCTTGAGCGCCTTCTCTGCGGCGCGCAGTTTGACTTTGGCGGTTGCCAGTCGCTCCTCATCTCCTGACTTGTAGATGTCCACCACCTTGGTCCAGTGGCTCACCTTGCAAGGTGGGCAGAGGCGCTCCAGCAGCGTTGGCTTCGTCTCGGTTGCCATCTGCCGGTAGCAGATGCTGCACTTCCACTTGGTCATCGGATCACCAACTCGAACAGGATGACCGCGATGATCCACGCCGCCATCAATGCGACGGTGAACTTGGCGCGTTCTCGCGTTCGCTCTTGTCGCTCTAGGCGCTGGTACTCCGATGTGAAGTACGGCCGCACTACCATCTTGGGCGTGCTCTTACGATTGACTTTCATACTCGTCCTCCCATCACCGTAAATGCAATCAAATAACCCAGGACTGCATACAGCCCAAGGATGATGCCGTGAACTAGACCCTTGCGAAGAGCGGCGCGCATTAGCGTGCCGCCTTGAGGGTGATGTTGTTGTTGACGCACTTGACCTTGTAGATGATTGGGTTCATCTGGTAAGCGGTCACGCGAACCTTGCCAGTGAAGTTCTGGCCGTTCGATGAGGTGAATCGGAAGCCCTCACCCAGTAGGGTGATGACTGCTGCCGGATAGTTCTCGCGAACGATGCGGCTGACGATTGCCATTGCGATGTTGCCCTGCATTTTGACCTCCTATGTCAGTCCAACCGTCTGGCTGGTTTCCTCCTGACAAGGTCAGTATAGGGTCAACGGTTCGCGGCTGTCAACCGTGTTGCGTGAATATCTTTTATGCAGGGTGGATAGCCCCTGGGTGGGGAGGGTCCACCCAGGGGAAGCCGCCTAGGACGGCTGCGACAAGTCCTCTAGAGCGAAGGCGATGAGGAGCCTCAGGCAGATGCCACACAGGAGCACCTGCTCAGACTCCACCTCCCACACCCTGCTCTGTAACTCACAGACCGAGCAGGTGCCAAACGGCTTGGCTACTCGGACTGGCATGGCTAGTTGCGCTTGAGGCCGTATGCGCCGTTATCACGGTCAAGCGCCTTGACCACGATGCCCAGCCCTGAGGCAAGACCGGCGGAGACGATGGTGCGGAAGTCGCCACCCTGGATGTCCAAGAGTGGGATACCCAGACCGAGCGCCACCGAGATGCTGACCGTGAGGAAGGTGCGGACAAAGTCCAGCGCGATCTCATCGATCTGCGTGTTCGCGGCGACATACTTGATACCTGCAAAGATTCGGTTCATACCCTTTTCCTTTCTAGTCGCAGCGGCTGCTGCATTGATGACGGCGAGACCGTCTGCGGCGAGCGCGCCCCAGTCAGCCTTGCCGATCTGATCCAACTGCGCCTGTACAGCGTCAGGTGTCTTAGTACCCTCTGCCACCTTTCGTGGCTCTGCGTGGCTCCTAGGTGCCTCTACGGCGATTTTAGGAGCAGGGGCTGGCGTAGGTGCGATAGGCACGACTGGCGTACTGGCAACTGGCACGGCTGCTGGCGCAGGCGCGGCTGCCTTCTTGCCTGGGTGCGTGACGATGAGCAGGCACTTGTAGTCGACTGGAACCTTCTTGGCCTTCACCTTGCTGTTGGCGATCTGGCGCAACTGCGCCTCTGTCACCGGCACGCCGTACTTCTCAGCGGCGGCTTTCTCGTCGCGTGTCGGACAGGTCCACTGCCAGCCGTCAACCTCGTCATAGCCTGCGCTCGTCATATGGCCGTAGCCGTCGGTGATCTTCTTAGGGTCGGTCTTGGTCCAGTAGCGCTTCCAACCGTCGTGCCACTTGCTGATTGGTACGCCTGCTGGGTAGCCGACAGGCTGCTGCACCCAGACCATCAACGCCGCGCCAGCCTTGGCTGCGGCGACTGCGTCTTCCCACGACTTTGCATAGCGAGCCTTGCCACCGAGTACGGCGATGGTCTGCGCGGCTTCCTTCAGTGAGCCGCCTGCGTCGCTGATCCCCTGCTTGTCCTTACGCCCTGTCGCCTTCTCGAATGCGGCGACTCCCTGAGCAGCGGTGTAGTCAACGGTGTAGCCAGAAGCCCACGAGACGGCGGCCGCGCAGGATGACCAGGTGCAGTCATCTAGGATCTGCTTTGCGCCCTTCTGCTGCGCTTCAGCGTCGGCGTAGAGTTGGCTCTTGACCTTGTACTTCACGCTGGGTTCTCCTGCTTGATGAGCAGGGCGAGTGCGCGACCGGCTGCGTCGTAGTCAAGGGCGGCGCTGACTGGGTGCCCAGCCGTTACGCCGACTGCGTACTCTTTGCCGTCGTTCTCAATGCGCCAGAGCGTTCCGCCGAACGCGGTGTGATTGTCGTTCGGTACGACTGCGACCCACTCCATAGGCGCGGTGTCAACGCGCGTCCAACCCTGTAGGTGTACCTGCTCGATGTGGTCTGTGTGTGCCATCAACCCTCCATCCACCGTAGTGGTCCAGTCAGCAGCCAGATCAATGTGAGACCGCCGAAGAGTGCGGCCATCGTGGACTGCGTGTCGCCCTCTGGCAGAACGACCACAGCGAAGAGCAAGCCTAGAATCGTCCAGGCTCCACCGACGAGATCAACGATGATGCGCTTGATCACTTGGTCACCTTTCTCGCCGCAGCCGCAGCGCTAGATGCAGCAGCCACAGCAGCACTTGCCACCTGGCTGATCACGATAGCGACCGCCACCGGCGCAGCCTTCTGTTTCTCGGCAGGTGAGAGATCCTTGCCTAGGTTGGTAATCGCTTCAATCGCCTGCGTGACGGTCTCAGCGACAGCAGCGACAGCCTCACCAACTGCCGCAACTGTTTGCTCTGCAATGTTATCTGGTGACGGTGTCGGTTCAGGTGTTGGCTCCACGCTCGGCTCTGGTGTTGGCGTTGGCTCTACTGATGGTTCAGGAGAATCCACAGCAGTGGGAGTAGGAGTAGGGGCGACTGTCGGAGTAGGAACTGGCGACGGCTCGGCCGTGGGCGACGGCTGGGGTGTGGCAGTCGGTGTCGGTTCTGGGGTTGGTTCAACACTTGGCGACTCACTTTCTGTAGGGCTTGGGGTAGGCTCCGGCGATGGAGTTTCTGATGGACTTGGTTCTGGCGTTGGCTCAACAGATGGTTCTGGGCTTGGCTCTGGTGACGGCTCTGCGCTTGGCTCTGGCATTGAGAGCGCGCTTGTAGTCAGCCACTCAGTTGGCACGGTGCCGTAGCCGAGTGTCGGTGCGCCAAACCAGAGACGCGCGCACGCGCCACCACCCCACTCAAACATCCAGATGTCGAGTGCGTAGGACTGACCTGCGATCAAGTTGGAGTAGCCCTCATTCGGTCCAGACCAGTGACCACCGCAGCCGTGGAAGTTCCAGTCATCAATCGTAAGCACGCCGTCTAGCGTCATCCTCCAGCCATCGTCGCTCCAGTTGAGGAACTCCCACTGGCCGCTCTCTGGCACGGTCAGCCAGCCTGTGAAGTTGATCACGAAGAAGTCGCC